GGAAATGCTGCTTCGCGCAAAAGAGGCGGCCGGCGCCTAAAGCGCCGCCGGTTCGCAATGGATTGGGACGGGCTCCTAGATGGTTTAACCGCAGTTGTGCGGGACACTTTCAGGGAGTCCGTTTTCGTCATTTACAAGCGGACAGAAACCGGCGCCATCAAGACGGACCTCGCCGCGATCTTCGATTACAACCCCGAGGCGCTTGAGGCCGGCGGTAGCCTTCCCTCAAGATCTCGCATTCCCGTCCTCGACGTGCGCAACGCGGATCTCGGCTTCGAACCGTTGCCAGATGACGAAGTGACGATCTCGGGTCACGGCGTCTTTCGCGTCATCGACACGCTTCGCGATTCTTCGAAGAACACGAAGCTTCACCTTCGAAAGATTTAGCGAATGGCGGCGCACCCGCGTAAGATCATCCGCGCCGCAGTTGCCGCCTTGCTGGTGACGCCGGACGCCAGCGACCCGCCAGTGTTCCCCACGGCCGCCAAGGCTCGCTTTTACGATAGCCGCGACTTCCCCCTGGACGCGCGCACCATGCCCGTGGGTGTGGTCTACAGCGCCGACGAACGCATCGACCCGGACTTCCGCCACGATGGCGGGGTGCGCCGCCGCATCATGGAGCTACGCGTCGAATTCTATGGTGTCGGCGACGCCGGGGCCGAGGTCGTGGACGAAGGCGCCTTTGAGGTTGAAAACGCGATCCACGCGAACCCAACGATCAACAATCTTGTCGAGTGGTGCACACTCACCGGCACCGCCATAGCGTTCGCGGAACAAGGCGAGGTTTCGCTATGGACTGCGATCCTTACTTTCGAAGTCATCTATTACACGCACCTCGTCGCCGACGAGACGGGGAGGCCGACGACTGTCTTGCTCGGCTTTGACCCTGAAACCGGGCCAGGCAATGAACCGGATTATGTCGACGTCACGGACGTTATCTGATGCTTGAGCGCCGCGACAAAAACCTCACGGATCTTGAACGCCGGGTTTCGAACACCGTCCTTATCGGGAAGGTTTCGCAAGTCGATCATGCCAAGGCGCGTTATCGGGTCAAGGCCGGAGAATTCGAAAGCGACTGGCTTCCCTTTACCAGCGCCAGGGCGGGGAACACGCGGACCTATGACAGCCTAGATGAAGGCGAACAGGTCGTAATGGTTTCGCCGTCTGGCGACCCGTCACAGGCCGTCATTGTAGGGTCCATCGCCACCCAGGCGAAGCAGGCTGCAGACAAGGGCAACATTCACCGGACAGTTTACCCGGACGGCACCGTCGTTGAGTACGACGACGAGGCCAAGGCCTACAAAATGGATGTCGCCCAAGGCGGTAGCTTCGCGCTCAACATCGGCGGCGGCGCCTCGATAGTTGCCAACGGCGGCGACATCAAGATCAAGGCGCCTGGGGCCGTCGACATCGAGTCCGCCGAGCTAACCCACAACGGCAAGAACATTTCGGACTCGCACAAGCATACCGGAGTTGAGCCAGGCGGTAGCCTCACCGGCCCCGTGGCGTAGGAGGCCAGATGCGCGGAATGAACGCCGGAACCGGCAAAGAGCTTGATGGGCTCGACCACCTGAAACAATCCATTGCTGACATTTTGTCGACGCGCATCGGTACGCGCGTGATGCGCCGTGACTACGGTTCCAACATTCCAAATCTCATCGACCGGCCGGTCACCGCGGAATTCGCGGTCGATATCTATATGGCGCTCGCCGAGGCGTTGGACCGATGGGAGCCGCGCCTACGATTGCGGGAAACTTCGTTTGTTCCGCTCGGCGACGGGGCTATAGAATTCAGTCTATCCGGCGATTATCTGCCGGATGGAAAGATCATTTCCCTCAACGGAATCGTCATCAAATGACTGAAGCGCAATATACGCTGGACGGACTACCAGTCCCGGCGATTATTGCCACGCTTTCGTATGAGGAAATCCGCCTAGAAACGATCAATAAGCTTATCGAAATTGACCCGGCTTACTCGGCTTTGCTCGAAAGCGACCCCGCGATCAAGGTTATCGAGGCGTCTTCGTATCAAGACATCGTGTTGCGCGAGCGCGTCAACGACGTCGCCAAGGCAAACCTTTTGTTCTTCGCCACAGGTTCGGACCTCGACCACCTTTCCATCTTTTATGACGTGTTCCGACTAATCGGCGAGACGGATGAATCGCTTCGCATCCGTACCGTTCTGGCAATACAGGGCCGCTCCACGGCGGGCACCGAAGAGCGCTATTCGTTCATCGCGCGGTCGGCAGACTTGCGGGTCAAAGGTGTCGCTGTCTATCAGGTGGACGGCGGCCCGAAGATCCGCATCGCGCTTCTGTCCAGCGTCGACGGCGGCGTGCCTGACGCCGCCATGCTGGCGGCCGTAACGGACGCGGTGAGCGGCGCCGGTGTCCGCGCCGTCAATGACGTTATCGAGGTCCTGTCAGCCACGCAGGCGCCGCAAAGCATCGTTCTAAACGTCTCGCTTCTGCCGAATGCGCCGCTCGCCATCACGAACAGCATGGAAGCGCTGATCCGTGCGGCATGGTTTGACGAGGCCGGAATCGGCTTCGACCTCAACCCTTCGTGGATCGCCTCGCGCGTCCATATCCCTGGCGTCTCAAAGGTGGAAGTCGTGACGCCGGCCGCACCTGTTGTCGCCGGTGACAACCAAGCCATTGTGCTCGGAACGATCACTATCAATTACGCGGGGAGGTTGCGTTGACAGCGCTTCACCTTCTCCCAAACAACGCCACGGCGTTGGAGCGCGCTCTTTCGGAGTCGCTGGACCGGACTCCGTATTTCGGGCCGTACATCGACACCGTAGCGGGCCTGAAATATGGCCCTGTGATCCAAGCGACTTTCTCGCCTTGGGTCATAGCCGAATACGGCCTTGGCCCGATTTCGGAATACTTCCTTGACGACGGAATGCTGATCGCAGCCGGCATCGCCTGGCAGCGGGTGCGCGGAACGCCGCTTGGCGTCGCGATGTCGTTGTCGTGGATCGGTTACCCAGTTCCGTTCATCGAAGATCAGAATGTGGGTCGCCGGAAGTGGAACCGGTATCAGGTTGGCATGGGCTCGGTTCCCGGTTCGGAACTGCCGGTGCTTCGTGACGCCGAATACCTAGTCGGTCTGTCAGATCCGGCGCGCTCCGTCTTCATCCGAGGTTGGCACGGCTATGACGTCCGCACCCTCGAATATGGCGACGGGCTTTGGGGCGACTCGCTTTGGGGCGATGACAGCGGCGAGCGCCTTGACGGCGGCACCGTCAAGTGGAGTCACGGCGAAGACCTCGCCGGTAACGTCGTTGTGGACGAAGATCACCGCATCGCTCTTGGCGTAAATATCGCGCTCGGCGACGAACTTGAGTGGGGCGACTTCCCGTGGGATGCGCCCGGCATATCCTGGGAAGGCGTCACCAACGTTGCCGCCTTCAAGTCATTTCTTGTCCGCCGCTTGCCCGTCTATGTCGGCTTCTTCGATGCGGACGGCGAGGCCATCGGATACCGCCGACCCGTTGCCGTTCGTGACATTACGGCCAACCACGACGCCGCGCCGGATCGCGTCTTTCTCGAGATCGAGGCCAGGACAGATTTTCGTGACGGCGAGGGTGCGCAATGCACTTCCATTGCTCTGGTTTTTCGCGCCGGCAACGTTGACGCCGAGAAGCCGGGCAAGCTCTGGCTTGAGCCAAGCGAACTCGAATTTGAAGACGGGTTTTATGCGGCCGACATGACGGTGGGCACGGTGGCCGCCAATTTCGCATTCCGCCGGACGGTGCGCCAGCACGTCACCATCACAATGGAAATCTGACATGGCGGAAAACGAAGAATATCTTGCATTTGATCCGGCGGTTCGCCCGGATCTCAATGACATTTACGACCGCTCGAAAGTGAGCGTGCCGCGTGAGCGCGTGCTTATCCGCGAGCGCAAATTTGCGCAGGGCGGCGAGATCAACGAAGCATTTTCAATCGAAGCTCGCAAGCGCACGAACATTGGCAATCTGGTGGCCCATGACGGCGACCGGGTGAAGGGTTGCGACATCATCGTGGACCCGTTCACCGGCGACGCAACGCTCGCGGCGGGCGAAGTCTATGTGCGCGGCGATGTCCGCCCGGTGGCCGCCGCCGCTCTTGCTGCCCTGCCCATCCTTGGCGACGTCATCATAGGCGTGCGGGTGCTTTCAACCATCATCACGCATGAGGAAGATCCTTCGCTCTTGGGGCTGCACGAAGAGGCGATCCGTTCCTACGGCGAGCCCGGCGCGGTACGCGAAGAGCTTACGCTTTCGTGGGGATGGGATGGCGACGGCGAAGACGGCGACCTTTACCGCGTTTACCAGCTTCGTGACGGCTTCGTGGTCGACCAGACCGCGCCGCCGAGCCTGTCCGGCTTCAACCAAGCCATAGCGGTCTATGACTACGACGCCCACGAAAACTACATCGCGCGCGGGTGCCGGGTCACGCCGCTCGGGCTGTCCGCCAGCAAGCAATGGTTTTCGATTGAGGAAGGCACGGCAAATATTCTCGGCTTCAAGCGCACCCGGAACACCGCGACGCGCTACGGCGAAACCGAGGCGCCGGACATTCTCAACATTGCTTCGGAGCCGCATACGTTCGATGACGGCGGCTCGGGAACAGCGGTAATCACCCTCAATCGCACGCCGATCAATTCGGTTTCGACGGTTATCATAACAAAGGAAACCACGGAAACCGTCGTGCGTGGCGCCGTTGCGAACACAAGTGACCTTCTCGGCCATGCCGGCGTCGTCTCGATTTCCTTGGTGGAGCAGGGCGCCACTACCTATGACGTGGTGGTCGACTATACCCTCTCGGGAGATCGTGTTGATTGGGCGCCTGGCGGCGTTGAACCGGCCGGCGGCTCATCCTATGACGTGACCTATCGGTATCTCGACGCCGTGGTGCCATTGGCTGTCGGGCCGTCGACCGTGACTGTCGACGGCGGCGTGACCGGCGGCGCCGTGTTCGTGAGCTACAATTACAGCCTGCCGCGCCATGATCGCATCTGCCTCGATAGAGACGGCAATATCGTCTATCTCAAGGGCGTTCCCGCCATTGAGCAGCCGCAACCGCCGGCCGAGCCCGCGACTCTACTTTCCCTTTGCGTAGTCGAAAACGATTGGTTCGGCACGCCCGTTGTCATCAACAACGGCATCCGCTCCTATCCTTTCCGGACCATCGACCGCATGTACAACAAGCTGGTCGACACCATCAACCTTGTCTCGCTTGCGCGCCTTGAGCTTGATATTTCGGCGCGTGAGCCGGTCGCAAAAAAGGGCGTCTTCGTTGATCCGTTTAGCAGCGACCGCTACCGCGATGCCGGCGAGGTCCAGAACGGCGCCGTGTTCAACGGCTCGTTTCAGATTCCGATTGTCCCGACCTTCAACGAGCTTTCGCTTTCGGCGCCAGTCTGCCTCAACTTCACCGAGGAACCGGTCGTAAGCCAAGAGGCTGTCACGGGCTGCACGAAGATTAATCCATATCAGGCATTCTCTCCGCTGCCGGCGAAGATGCGCTTGACGCCCTCGCAAGACTTCTGGACCGAGACGCAAGAGATCTGGCTTTCGCCTGATACCCAAGTGTTCGGCCAAGGCAACAGGAGTCGCGTCACCGATACGGAAGTCGTCACGTCAACCCGCGAGGTGACGGCGCGATTCCTTCGGCAGATCTCCGTTGCCTTCGTCATCGACGGTTTCGGCACCGGCGAAACCCTGGACAGTCTGGCCTTTGACGGCCTCGACATCACGCCAGCCGGCCCGCTTGTCGGCGACGCGAACGGCCGCGTTGAAGGCGCATTCCTGATCCCCCCGAATGTCGCTTCCGGTTCCAAGCTTGTTGACGCCATCGGCGGCAGCGGTGCCACCGCCGAGGCTTCATTCGTTGGTCAAGGCCGCATTGACATAACCACAAATCAGCTTGTGACGAGGGTTCAACGGTTTCAGGAATCGCCCGCTCGCGGGCGCGGCGGCGAGGGCGGCGGGCGCGGCGGTCCCGACCCGGTTGCGCAGTCGTTCCAATTCACCGCAGGCCGCCACATATCCTCGATTGAGGTCAAGTTTTGCGCGCTCGGGGACATCGATCAGCCCGTCCTTTGTGAGATCGTCACGATGGACAACGGCTATCCGACCGTTGATGTGATCGCGCAAACCGAAACCGACATGAACACCGCGCTTATCGGGGCCTGGCACAAGTTCTCTTTCAATCCGCCCGTCTTCATTCCGGCAGGCCAGGAAACGGCGTTTGTGCTCAAGACGAACGATCCGGATCATTCGGTTTCATTTGCGGCGCGTGGCGGCTTCGACGCGACCCGTCAGGAATGGATAGGCGCGCAGCCCTACACGGTAGGGGTGCGTTTTAGTTCGTCCAACGCCAGCACATGGACAGCGCATCAAGACGAAGATCTTACTTGCCGCATCAACGGCGCCAAGTTCGCGCCTGTCACCAAGACCGTTTCCCTCGGCACCTTCCCGGCGGTTGATATGTCCGACTTCATCGCCGAAGCGCAAGTGTTCCTGCCGACCGGCGATACCCGCATGCTTTTCGAAATAGAGCCGGAAGGCGAACAGCCGGTGCGCATCGAACCGGGCCAGGTTTGGGAACGGCAAGGTTTCTTCAGCGGCCTTGTGGCCCTACGCGCCATTCTAACGGGCACAGAGACGGTTTCGCCTGTCATGGGGCGCGACGTCCTCGCCATCGCCGGAAAGATGCAGGCGACCGGCGTGTATGTCAGCCGTGCCTTTGCGATGGGCACCGCGATCCGGCTCGACGCGGTCATGAAAACGAAACTGCCATCGGGCTCGACTCTGGTCGTTGAAAACGACGCCGCGAATGATGTCTGGCAGGCGCTGCCCCAGGTGGCCGTCGAGGCTCTGACGGACGGCACCTTTGAACGAACCTATTCCGACGCCAGCTACACGGCGGTTCAAGGTCGCTTGCGGCTGACGCTTACCGGTACGCCAGCCGCACGCCCGGCGGTTTCCGACTTCCGTTCGTTTTCGATTTGAGGTTGAGCAATGGCACTGACTCCAAATCGTCTCTATGAACTGCCCATCAAGACGGACCTGGAAACGTCCTTCGACAAGGTCGTGGCCGCGCTCGGGGCGATTGACGGCGACGTCGCAGCGGCGTTCGCCGCTCTGGCCTTGCGGGCAACCCTCGATAGCCCGGCGTTCGCGGGCGAGCCAACGGCGCCGACGCAAGAACCAGGCGACAACAGCGCGTTGCTCGCCACAACCGCCTTTGTTGCGGCGGCGGTGCTTTCGTTTTCGCCGCCCGTTGTGAACGCGGAAAGTCTGATCGGAACGATTAATGACGCCCGCCTTTCGTTTCAGGTGGCGTCATTCATGCGGACGGTGCTTACCAAGAATTCGGGTGCAGAGGCTCGCACAACCCTCGACGTCTTTTCCAAGGCCGAGGTGAATGCGGCGGTCGCCGCCCTTGTCGCGGCGGCACCGGGCACGCTCGACACATTGAATGAACTCGCCGCCGCGCTCGGGGATGATCCGAACTTCGCAACCACCATGACGACCTTGCTTGCCGGCAAGGCGACGAAGGCGGACGGCACGCAGGCCATAGCTCGGGCCGGCGTCGAGGCGATACAGCGGACCTGGCGCGCGACGGATTTGAGGGATGCGGCGCGTGCGGCGGGGCGTGGCCCGGACGCAATATTAGAGGATCAAAAACTCTCCGGAACAGGTGGCGGGTCGGCCTCGATTGGAGTTTGGAATCCCCGAACTCTCAACACAAAAGTCAAGGACGCATTTTCCACCATTTCGCTGGCGGCAAATCGGTTCACACCATCTGTTGCCGGGTGGGTTGAATGGGATGCGCCGGGTTATTCCATCGATAACCACAAGACTAGGCTTCGCAATATTACGGCAGGAACAACAGTCGGCGCGGGCAGTTCTGAGTACACGAATAAAGGAAATCGGGCCGCGAGCCGCAGCGTAGGCGGCGCGCCTGTCGTCGCGGGCAACGCATATGAGCTTCAACACTACTGTACTGACTTTCTAGGGGGAAGCGACTTCGGCAGTCCCGTTGGCAGCGGAGATATAGAAGTCTACACGCGCGTACTATTTTGGGGGGCACAATGAGCAACCACGTCTTGGTTTCCGGCGGGCTTGTCGTTCAATCCGACCGCTCGGGCAAGCCACCGGAAGGCTTCATTTCCGCGCAGGAAAACGTTGTGCCTGGCTACCGCTACAGCGGTGGGGTCTTCTCTTTGCCGGTTGATAGCCTCGCCACGCTTCGCACAAAGGCGCTCGCCCGTCTCGCGGCCCGGAGGTGGCAGGCAGAAACAAGCGGCGTTGTGGTCGACGGCGTTTCGATTTCCACCGACCGCGAAAGCACGGCGATGCTTACCGCCGCTTTTGTGGTGGCAAGCAATGACCCCGGATATTCGATTCGGTGGAAGGTCCAGAACGGTGTTTTCGCCACCGTCACCGCGCCGCAGATCATCGCCTTGGCAGCGGCGGTACGGGAGCACGTACAAGCTTGCTTCGACCGCGAGGACGAATTGACCGTGGAAATACTCGCGGCCAATGCCGTCACACTCGGCGCCCTCGATATCGAAACCGGGTGGCCGGCGTGAAGATTATTTTTACAAACGTGGAGTCCATCAAGGTCGGCTTCGCGATCACGATCGAGGTCGGTTTCGGGCAGGCGTTTTGGGATGCCGAACAAATGGACACGGGCCGGATAAGGGCCGGCTTCTCCCAGGATGGCAAGACCCTTTGGACCGCCGACACGCTCGACGCTTCGATCACCCGGCCGGGCAATCGCAAGTTTGAAATCTCTCTCCCCGCTTCCGCATCGGCTTTGATGCAGCCGAAGCCGGTAACGTTCGATTTCGTGAGGGGCGAGGGCGATGGCGCCCGCGCGATCCCCGGAAAATTCCATTGGCCCGTCGATATTCAGGTGACCTCAAATGTCTAACGCGATTTATGAAAACGGCGATTCCGGCGTTGAGGTTGATCCGACTTTGGCATCTGGTCTTCGCGGCGCCCACGGCTGGTCGATGGTCACAGCGCTTATTGCAGACGGTGAACGGCGCGTGAGGCGCGTTGTCGACTGGACCGGGGGCGAAGGCCTCAAGCCGGACGTCGGCGGCTACCTTGGCCCGCTAGGGCTTGTTACTGACATCGGCGAGGCAACCGACGACCGTGGCCCAAAGGGAGAGCCGGGTGAGGGAGAGCCAGGGCTACAAGGGAAAAGCGCATACCAAATTGCTGTCGACAATGGCTTTGTTGGCACGGAACTTGAGTGGCTTAATTTCTATGTGAATGAAATTGCGGAAGCCGCCACAAATGAGGCAATCGACGCCCGCGACGTCGCCGTAGCGAAGGCGGACCAAACGGCGGCCGACGTCCTCACGGTCGAGGAAGCCAAGAACATCGTGCTGGCCTCGGGTGGAATTCCATTCGAGACGACGGCACTCGGTATCGCGGCAACCACAGAAGGCCAGCTATTCGAGGCCAAAGGAGTTTCCGGTGGGATCGTCTACAAAGCTCTTTACAAGAACGTAGCTGGCGTCGCGACGGCGCAAAATCTTGAAGTGCCTAGCAAGGCGGCATTCGACGCCGCATTTGATCTTGTACACGAATGGGTAGCGTTCGGCGGTGCCCTCGGCTTTGTTCTGAAGGACAAAGACGGAAAGATTTACGCCGCCTGGCGGCAAGACGATGCATTGCTTCGAACTCGGCTCGGGCTTGTTAGCGAAAGCATCGATCTGGCCTACGACGAGGAGACAGGCCTAACGACCGCCTCCATCCCCGGCTTAGTGGCCGAGACGGCCGAACAAATTATAAACGGCAAGAAAGCCCTTCTCGTTTTCAAAGATCCTAACGATCAGGTCTTCGCCGCCTGTATGGAAGACGGCTCGCTATACGTTCCAAGGCTTGCGGCGGATCGGATAATCGGTGCGAGCACCGGCACGGCGGACTCATCAAGCTACTACTTTGCAGTCGAGGACATCGCGGGCGTTCCGCAGATTATCCGCTACAACCGAACTCTTGGCACCCGGACACAGATCACAAGTGAGGGCGGCAACACCGCTCCACGCGTCACCCAGGATGGCCTTTACGTCGTCTACGCCTCGACCCGTACAAACCCGGCCAGCGAATTCTTCCAACCGGTAGGCGGCGGCGACGAAATCCCCGTCATCGCGGGAAGCACGATTATTGCTATCGGCAACTCGCTTTCAACGACTGGCGGCCAAGGGTATATCTCGGGCTTGATCCCGTTGCGACCCGGTGTAACCGTTCATTCCGAGGCCGTTTCGGGACAGCGGTCGGATGACATCGGCTATCGCTTAGGGGCTTTGCCCTTTACGGGCTCGATTGCGGGGGACTCGATCCCTCCGTCCGGCGGCGTGACAGTGACAGGCCTCGCGGCCACGATTTGGCGCTATTGGGGAACCGACAACGGATCGCTACGCGTTGAAATCGCCGGCGTGCCTGGCACGCTATCGAAAACGGTTTCAGTCTATACCTTCACGCGGGATGATGCCGGCTCGGCCGTACCGGTCATTAATCCCGTCATCATCGTACCCAAAAGCGGCATCGCGTACGGCTCGACCGACCCGTCCTCGAAAATGCCTCTTACCGAACTGTTTTCGGGGACCGTCATCGTATGGGCGACCTATAACGACCACCGCGAAGGCACTTACAGCCAGGCGGCCACGCTTGCCAACATAGCCGCCATCGTCAATTGCGTTAGGCCGCTGGTCAAGAAAGTTTTGGTCGCTTGCGATCACATCGGCTTTGGCCGCCTGACAGATGCGACAGCCCAAGCAAATGGTGCAGGGGCCGGCATCGGGTTGGCAACGTCCGAAATCGAAAGCAAGCGGCAGATACAGGATAGCCGAGCGCTCACCGCTGCGATTTTGGCGGCGTACCCTGGCGAGAGCGTCGACCTGCAGACCGAGCTAATTGCAGACGGCTACACCCAGGATATCACGGTTCTAGGAACGGTGTTCCCCATCGCGAAACTGTCACTCTTCGGTGACGGCACGCACCCGACGACCGCGCTCGGCAGGGCGGTTGTGGCCGGATACATCAACGATCAACTTACCTCGCGAGGAATATAAAATGGCACGCGCTTTTTCCTTGGTGTCCCCTACGGCCATGGCGGCCGGCCTCAACAATCCATATGCGAAGGCTGACGGATTGTTGGACGACGGTTCCCTATTTCTCATTGATCCCATGCGCCTCGGTTGTTGGGACCCGGAGGTAGATATCGTCGCGAACGATGCGGTGATCCGCTCTCTGGTATCGGGTGGACCGAATGCCCGGATCAAGAACGGAACGGCCGGCGTTGGCGGCGCGGGGACGGCCGTTCTTTCCGGCGCCACTATCGGGGGGATTACCCTTGCCGCCGGTGGCACCGGGTACGCGGCGGCCCCAAGCGTCTTGCTTGTCGGCGGCGGCGGGACTGGCGCCCTTGCGACCGCCACGGTAGCAGCCGGCGCCATCACAGGATTTACGGTCACGGCGCCAGGCTCGGGCTATACGAGCGCACCCGAGGTCGTGATCGGTGGCATCAAGTTTTCGGCGGCGCGCAAGGGTCTTCTGCTTGGAACTCCGGCCTCGCTCGGCCGCGTCCAGATCGGGACTGGTCTCGAATATTTCCAAAGCGATCTGACGCATGATTTTGTGCTTTCGACCATGGTCAGCTACCCGGCAGTTGACCCGACCGGGCATGTCGGCTTTCTGCTTACAAAGAACACCTCCGCTGCCTATTCCGGCGTCGGACCATGGATGGCGCACCGCTACACCACCAACTATCTGTTTGGCAGAATGGATGCCTTTGTGTCGGGAAGCCCTACGGGTGCAGCGACAGTCGGCGCTCCGAACGGGCTTGAACAGGTAGCAATCGCCAAGGTTGGGGCAAATCTGCTCTATTTCAAAAATGAGGTGCAGGTCGCCAGTATCGCGCTCGGCGCGCCGGCCCTCACGGCGAATAGCGTTCCGCTCAATTGGGGCAACGGCGGCTCGGTCGGCCAACACGCTTGCCCTGGCCTAGTGTTGCATAGGGCCTATGGCGCGGATCTGACTCTTTCCGGAAGAACTGCCGCCGAGGTGGTGGCGCAAGACTACGCCGAAAACATCGCTCGCTTTGCTGCTTGAGATCACAAGAGCTTTCATGGCAGAGGTTTGCGAATGCGTATTTTCTCAACCATCCTTGCTCTTCGCCGCCGCCTATTGTCGTGGATCGCCACCGGCGCGGCCAAGGAAAGTGCAATCATCGGGCCTAGAACTCGGTTCGGTGCGGGCGCTGAAATCTTCAATATTAACGGTGACAGATCGCGGGTGAAGATTGGCGCAGACTGCAATGTAGACGGACATTTGCAGATCTTCGCGCACGAAGGGAATATCCAAATCGGAGATTTCTGTTACGTGGGCGCCGGTTCGACCATCTGGTCATCCGATGCCGCCGGGGTCAAGATCGGCAACGGGGTGCTCGTGTCTTCCGGCGTCGCAATCCACGATACGAACTCGCATCCCATGGATGCGGAAAAGCGGTTCGCCCAAACGGTGGCAATCTTTCGGACAGGCCATCCCCGCACCGACCCAGGTATCCGTTCTGCGCCGGTGACGATAGGAAACGATGTTTGGATAGGCACCGGCGCCATGATCATGAAAGGCGTGACGATTGGCGACCGCGCGGTAATCTCGGCTCGGGCTATCGTTCGCAAGGACGTACCGGCCGACTCGTTGGTCCGGGCAGACGACTAATTGATCGACGCGTCCGGCCGGCGCTCTTCAATCAGCACCTCGCCATCGTATAGAGCTACATGCAATTTCGGCATCTGCTTGCAGATGTCCTTGAAGTGCTTGCGCATCTCCCCTTCGTCCTCGCTGGTCTCAATCGGCATGGAAACTTGCCGCTCCTGCTGAACCGCATGGATCGTGAAGCGAAGTGGTGGGCCGCTGTACGTTTTCATTTCAGTCTCTCTCATGTGGCATCGACAAATGGCATGTGCTTAATTCGATCCCACTGCTCTTTAGCCATCGTGCCAGACCATCTGTTGCGCAGGGTGCTTTCGCGATATGCTTGTGCCGGCTCCAGTTCCGGCAGATTAGAAGATTCCGGCACGAAGAATATATTGCCGCCAGCCGCAGAAACGGCGACGAGCTTGTAGCCGTGATCTTTGCAAAGTTTTGTCAGAGCCGTTATTGACGCTCCGTGATACCAGCCGCTTTCGTGCTTGTCTTTCCGATCAAAAGACGGATCGTAAGGGACTGTGACCGGATTTAGACCAAGGCTTGCATTGTACTCGACGGAAATAACGGCCGGCTTTACGGGCAACAGTTCTTTGAGAAACCAGTAATCGTTTCCATCGACGTCGACAGAGAGTACCCCGAGCTTTGGGAAGTGCGCCCCGAGGGTCTTGATGTTGTCAAGGGTGATGAAGCTTTGCCGTGCCTCTATACGGCTCGAAAGGACGGCCTTGGCGAGGCGAACCGTAGTGTCGTCACCGTCAACTAGCAGCCCGTTGAAGTTAGCGAGGCCGATGCAATTGTATTCTGTCGGGTGAAAGCCGAATTCGACGAAGGTGCGCGGACAGTTTACGGCAAGCCGGGCGAGAATGGCGCTTTCATCGGATTGGGGCGCGCCGCCGATTCGAGCCTTTAGCAGATGATAGTAGTAGCGCAGCGGCGTGCTGCGGAGGAACGAATGCGCACGGGCTTGGATGCTCATTGTCGAAATTCCTCGGGCTAGATCCTCTCTTGTCATTGCGGCATGCGGAAGAGCTTTGCAAGTCTCAAGCTCCGTCCGAGTCCCGCATTCTTCGTTTGCGAAACGTCAACGCGCGCCTATAGCAAATCCTGACATCGGAGATTTGCAAATATGCCCGGCTTCCTTCACGGCGTTGAACTCATCGAGATCGATGACGGGCCGCGCCCGATCCGCACTGTCCGTTCCTCGGTCATTTTCATCGTCGGCACCGCACCGGACGCGGACCCGCTGGTCTACCCGCTTCTGACTCCTGTCCTCATCGCGGGAAGCCGTGGCGAGGCCGCAAAGCTGGACGTATCGGTTGGGGCGACCCGCCTCGGCACCTTGCCTAATGCGGTCGACCTCATCCTTGACCAGATCGGCGCCGTCATCGTGGTTTGCCGGGTCGAGGAAGGCGAAGACGACGGCGAAACCCTGGCGAACATCCTTGATGGTGTTCACATCGCCATGGACTCGCAGTCCGCCGTTGGCGTCACCCCACGCATTCTTATCGCGCCAGGGTTCACCGGGGAACGCCCGCTCGGCGTCACCGGCCACGGCGCCATTACTCCCGGCGCGACCGGCACCAATGGTACCTTCCCGCTCGCCTTCATCGGCGGCACCGGCAGCGGCGCCGCTGGCACGTTTACGGTTGCCGGCGGCGCGCTTACCGCTATCGCCATCACCTCGGCGGGCCGCTACACGGTGGCCCCGACCTTCTCTTTCGCGGCTTCGGCCAATCTTGCCGGCGCCGCCGCATCCGTCACCCTCGGCGCCACAGCAAACGCTGTTGTCGCCGAATTGATCGGTATCGCGGAACGCCTCAAAGCCGTCATCATCGCGGACGGCCCGAACAGCACGGACGCCGCCGCGCTCACCTATGCGGACGACTTCGGCTCCAAGCGGGTCTATGTGGTTGACCCCTACGTGAAGGTTGCGCGCGGCGCCAACGTGGTCAATGAGCCCGCTTCGTCCGCCGTTGCCGGGCTCATCGCCAAGATCGACAATGACCGCGGATTCTGGTGGTCGCCGTCAAACCAGAATATCAACGGTATCGTCGGCACCGCTCGCGCCATCGACTTCGCCCTGGGTGATTTCAATAGCCGCGCCAACCTCCTCAATGAGGGCAACGTCGCCACCATAATCCGCGAGGATGGTTACCGCCTTTGGGGCAACCGCACGCTTTCCAGCGACGCGAAATTCGCCTTCCTGTCCGTGGTGCGCACGGCGGATATCATCAACGACTCCATCCTTCGCGCCCATCTTTGGGCCGTGGATCGCAACATCACGAAGACCTATATCGATGATGTTGAAGAGTCCGTGAACGCCTACATTCGCAGCCTTGTCGCGATGGGCGCGCTTATCGGCGGCCGATGCTACGCCGACCCGGACCTGAATTCGCCGGCCTCGATATCCGAGGGCAAGGTGTGGTTCAACATCGATTTCACGCCGCCCTATCCGGCCGAGCACGTCATCTTCCGGTCGCGCATCGTCAACGATTTCCTTGAGGATCTTGTCATATGACCGCTGCCCTTCCGCGCCAGCTAAAGGCGTTCAATCTCTATCTCGACGGCGGCTCCTTTGCGGGCCGCTGCGATTCCATAACGCTGCCGACGATCACGCTGCTTACCGAAGAGCACCGAGCCGGCGGCATGGACGCGCCGAAGAAACTGGAAATGGGCATGGAGGCGATGACCGCAACCATCATCCTTTCCGACTACGACCCCGCCATCATCAGCCTTATCGGCGTCGACAACATTCCGCTTACCGCTCGCGGTGCCGTGCAGGCGCAAGGCAAGAACGCCGAGGCCGCCGTTGTGAACATGCGCGGACTCCTAGCGGTGACCGAATTCAGCGAATGGAAGCCGGGCACCAAGTCGACCAAGACGCTCACCTACGAACTCGATTACTTCCGCTACCGCCAGGCCGACGTCGAGTACGTGGAAATTGACATCATCAACATGGTTCGCCGCATCGGCGGCGTCGATCAGCTTGCGACGCAGCGCAACGCCATCGGCCTTTAAGAAAGTCCGTCAATGACCGATATTCGCAAACAAATCAGGCATCCGCTGGTCGAGTCAATCGACCTTGAGGGTCGCGAGGTCAAGGAAGCCGTCTTGCGCCGCATCAAGGGCAAAGACATTCGCGGCATGGACCGACAGGAATCGGACATCGACAAAACGGCGTTCATCATCTGCCAGCTTGCGGGATGGCCGCCCGAGGCCTTCGACCTTCTGGATGCCGAAGACATCGACGCGCTCGGCAAGATCATTGAGGGTTTTATGGGGAGGCGGAAGCGGGCGTAACGCTCGAGTCCGTCTCTGCCCTCATGGCGGACATCGCCACCGTCTTCCATTGGCCGCCGTCCGAAATGTGGGAAATGGATCTTTCGGAACTCGTCATGTGGCGCAAGCTCGCCGCCGAGCGCGCAAGGGCGAAAACGTAAATGGCCGGGAAGCCTGTAGCAGAAGCCGCCGTAAGGCTATCGCTGATTGACCGCATCAGCGGGCCGATTAAGCGGTTGCAGGCGCGCCTTGCGGCTCTTAGCTCCCGTCTTGGCTTCGACCGCATCGGCGCGTCCGTGGGGCGCCTCGGCAGGGCCATAGGCGGCCTTGGTGACGGCCTGGCGCGAACGACCGGCCGCCTTTCTTCATTCGTCGGACTCCTCGGCCTTGGCGGTGCTGGCGCCGTCGCTGGCGCCTATGCGCTGGCGAAGAGTGCGTCGGACCTCGGCAGCGAGATCGGCGAAGCTTCGTTCAAGCTCGGCATCGGCGTCGAGGCGCTGCAGGAATACCGCTTCGCTGCCAAAATGAGCGGCATCGAATCCGAGTCCCTGACCAAGGGAATTCAAAAACTCGGGATCAATGCGTCTGCCGCGTCTCGCGGGAACAAGGCGCTTGCGAAGGACTTCAAATCACTCGGCGTTGTCCTCAAGGGGCCGAACAAACAGCTTCGTTCAACCGAGGACATTCTAAACGACACGATGACGGCGCTTACCCGCGTCAAAGATCCGCTTCGCCGAAATGAGCTAGCGTTCAAGCTCTTCGGGAAGTCCGGCGTTGATATGGTCAAGATGCTGTCGGATGGCGCAGACGGACTCGCCGAATTGCGGGCCGAGGCTCGGCGCACCGGCAGCGTCATGAGCGCTCGCGCGGCGGCGGCGGCCGATGAATTCGGCGACAACCTCGACGCGCTGCTAGTCCGGGTGAACGGGCTCAAGCTGTTTCTCGGCGTCCAGCTTTTGCCGGTCATGAACGAATTGATCGAAACCACCACGAAGTGGTTTGACGCGAACGCAACCTTGGTCCGGTCCACTATCTCGGATTGGGTGAATACGTTTGCGGGCGTGCTTCGTGACCTCATGAATCCGGCGTCGGATATCCGGCAGGAAATCAGCCGCATCGCCGAAAACTTTACGGCCTTCCTGGACGCCATCAAGCCCGTTGTGGACTTCCTCGGCGGGCCGATGCAGACCGTTTTAATCGTGCTCGGGACATGGACGGCGGCGCCGCTCATCACCGCCCTAACGGCCGTTGGCGCCGCCTTTGTGACCCTTGGCATAACCATCATGGCGACCCCTGTCGGATGGTTCCTTGCCGCCGTGGCGGCCATCGCTGGCGCCGCATACCTGATCTATCAGAATTGGGATTCCATCGCGAAGTTCTTCGGCGAGTTTTGGGATTATGTCACCGGCCTGTTTTCGTCTGCCGTGGCCTACATCCAATCGATTCCCGGCAAGCTCTATGACGTTGGGGCCGCGATGGTGGACTCCATCTGGCAAGGTCTGAAATCGAAGTGGGGCGAGGTTGTCGCGTGGTTGAAAGGAGCCGTTGCCGACCTCATTGGCTGGCTTCCCGAAAGCATCAAATCTCGGCTCGGGTTTGATCTCACCACGGTATCGCCGAATGCGGCGGCGGGCGATGCCGGCGCCAGGGTTGGCGGGATGGTGAAAAAGCCGCCAGCGGAACAGCGGCCAGCGGCGGCGCCAGCGTTCGCCCCGAGCGTCAGGCCCATGGAAAACGTGACCGCCGGGTTTACGGCGGCCTGGCGCGACCTCATGAAACCGATTGGGGACCTCGGAAAAGCGACCGAGAGGACGGACAAGGTCGAGGCTGGCACCGTCACCACGAACAGCTTTGTGATGCCGGAACCGCTGATCGCCCATGAGCCGCAGACCGTCAACGCGCCGTTCAACGTTGGCGGTGTCACCGTCAACGTGCAGGGCATGACGCCGGCCGAGGCGCAAGGCATGGTCACGCGCGCGCTCGGCGCGGCGGCGGCGCAGCACTCGGCCAACCTCCAATCAAGCCTGTCGGATTGATGCGATGTCGATAATGATGGGTCTTGGTCCGTTTCGTTTCAGCCTGTCCACCGCCGCCTATCAGGCGCTTGAACGAAGCGATGAATATAGGTGGGTTTCCCAGGACAGAATCGGCCGTCACCCCGCCATGCAGTTCATCGGCGCCGGCCATACATCGTTCCTCTTGAGCGGCACGATCTACCCGGCCTTTCGCGGCGGGCTCGGGCAATTGAACGCCATGAGGGCCATTGCCTCGCTTGGTCAACCGAACATGCTGGTTTCCGGTCTTGGCCGGATTTTCGGATTGTTCGTGATCCTTGGTGTCGATGAAACGCAAACGTTCTTTCTGGACAACGGCGCGCCCCGAAAACAGGAATTCAATATTGACCTCAAAAGCTATGGGCCAGATGGCGGATAAGCCAGCTTTCCCGGATCGTGGGTACGACCGGCGGCTCGGGTCGAGTACAGTGTTTGCCAATTGCAAACAGGTGGCTTGTGGACCTTTACCGCGCCAAAGACGGCGACATGGTCGATGAAATTTGTTGGCGCTTCTATGAGAAGGGCCAGCAACCGCTTGCTGTCGAACGCGTGTACGAAGCAAACCCCGGCTTGGCGCGCCTCGGGCCGGTACTCTCGGCCGGAACTCTGGTCAATCTGCCGGAACTTCCGCGCCCGGAAGCTACGCCAATAATTCGGATTTGGGGTTGATATGACCCCGTTCGCTTCCTTCTCATCCGATGGCAAAGACATCACCGGCGGGCTCGCCGACCGGCTCTTGTCGGTGGAGTGCCATGACGAGGCGGAAGACAAGTCCGACCGGGTCACGATAGAACTAGACGACCGCGCCAGGTGGAGCGACGGAGCCGTAGCGGCGATGCCGCTTATCGGCTCGACCGTCACCGTGACCCTCGGCTATCGCGAAGGCGAAGCGGTCACCTTCGGCCCTTACCTTATCGATGACCTCGACGTTTCTTCGCCGCCTCGGGTGCTGAAAGTCACAGGCAGATCTGCAGCGATGCCGAAGTCGTTCCGGACGCCCAAGACCAAGAGCTATCATCAAAAGACGCTCGGCGCGATCATGTCGGAAATCGCTGGCCGGAACGGATACGAGGCCAAGATTGACCCCGCGTTGTCCGGCATCGTCATGCGCCATATTGACCAGCGCAACGAGTCGGACATGTCCTTTGCGACCCGCCTCGCCGCCGGGCATGACGCCGTTGCGCGCCCCGTGGCGGGCAAGCTCGCAGTGGCGAAGCGCGGCACCGCCAAGGCGGTTACCGGCGAAGCCCTCGCAACGGTTACGCTTGTCGAGGCGGATTGCTCCACCTTCTCATTCAAGTATTCCGCCCGTGACGAAGCGGGCGAGGCCGGCGGCCTTGACGGTGGTGGCTCCACCGCACAAGGCGCCGCCGGGGCCGCTGGCAACACCGCCGCCGAGCAAGCCGAAGGCGATTACATCATTGATACCCCGGACGACGCGGGAACCGATGCCAAGGGCGGCGTGCGTGCCTTCTGGACGGATCTTCGCAGCGGCGAGCTTAAAGAGGCCACGACCGGCGAAGAGCCGTTCCATGACCTCCGTTACACCTATCACAACGAAGCCGAGGCACAGGCCGCCGCTGAGTCGTATGGCAACAAGAGCGCGCGCGGCAAAGCTTCATTCTCTTGCACCATCGGCGGCCGTCCATCGGTCCAGGCCGAGGCCAAGCTAATCCTGTCCAGCTTCCGGCCGTACATTCCGGCGGAATGGCGCATCAAGAGCGCGACTCATACCTACTCGGCCAGCGGCGCCTACACGACCGCGATTGACGCCGAACTGTTCGCCGAGGCGCAAGCCGATGTCCCGGCCGGCGTCAAGAAAACCACGCCAACCGACGACGACAAGATCGACCCGGACGCCCCGGCGGAACCGGTGGAATCCACGCCGCCGACCGATGGTTTCATTATCGATGTTCCGAGCTAGGGCGCGCCATGAAGCTCATCAGCAATTGGCGAAAAGTGGTCTGCCGCGCTTGGTCGTTCCGCCTCAACGTCGCCGCTGTATTCGCCGCTGTGCTCGGCGCCATCGATACCGCGTGGCCGTTTTTCTTCGGCTACCTGCCGATCCCGGCCCCGGTGTTCGGATTGCTCGCCGGCCTGTTTTCAGTCGCGGCGGCTATCGCCCGCCTCATTCCTCAAGAAACCGTTTCAGGGAAACCCTCAGATGCCAATCAATAAGATCAAGTCTAGCAACCGCGCACGCAACGCAATTGCCGCCGTCATGGCGGTCGCGACCCTTGTCGGCGGCCGTTACATGGTTGCGAAGCCCGAGCCAATTCCGGCGGCGGTGCGGCTCGCCGTCGACGCCGCAATCATCCCGTGGGAAGGCCTGGTGCTCAAGTCACATTGGGACCGGTACGCGAAGATCTACGACATCTGCTACGGCGAAACCAAAGGCATCGGCCCCGGCATGACGAGGACGAAAGCCGAGTGCTATGACATGCTGATCTCGCGCGTAACCAACGACTATTATAAGCCGTTGACGAAGTGCATCACCGGTTTCGATAGCAAGCCGATCAGCCTTCAAGCCACGCTCATTTCCGGCGCCTATAATTTCGGGGTCGGCGCCGCCTGCAAATCATCGGCGGCACGCTTCACTCGCGCGAACAAATACCGCGAGGCGTGCGAAGCGCAGACCGCTTTCAACCGGGCCGGTGGGCAAGTAGTCAAAGGCCTCATCAATCGCCGCGAAATGGGTGACGCCCAACGTATCGGCGAGGCCGAGCTTTGCGTGTCGGGGATTCGCTGATGCAAATCAAGCTCATCATCGCTGGCCTCGTCGCGCTCGCCTTCCTCGGGCTCTTTAGTGCGGCGGCCGTCTATCGCGGCAACGCCATCAAGGCCGAGGCGGAAACCGCTCGGCTGCAAGGCAATCTCGACAAGGCGGTGGACGCAAACAAGGTGAGCGTTGACACCATAGACCGGATGCAAAAGCAGGATGCCGCCAACGACAAGATTGCGGCGGACCTAGCCTTGAAGCTTGCCGCCGCGAACACCGCATTAATCGAAACAACCACGGCTCGGGCCGACCTGAAAGGCAAAGATGAAAACGTCCGCTCTTATCTCGACGCTCCTGTCCCTGACAGTTTGCGCCGGCTGTACGACCACTAGCCCGCCGGTTGTGGTCAAGACTGTGACGGTTCGGGAGAAGGTGCCGGCGTATCTGATTCAGCCGTGCCCGAAGCGCTGGCACAAAAAGGGCGGCCCCGAGAAAACAGAAGATTGGATCGTGCGCGGCGACGTCAACGGCGCCGGGCTCGATACGTGCTCGGGCCAGGTTGATGGCGTCCGCGAATGGAATGCAGGGCTCTAGCATGGCGCAAACCTCCGTCGAGCGCACGCTTGGTATCTTGCTAGCCAAGGTCGAGGGCATCGAAAAGAGCATTGCGGACGGCGACAAACATCGCGCCGTAGTGCATCGCCGCGTTGACGAGGTCGTTGAAAGCATCGGCGAGCTAAGCGTCGAAGTCGCCGCCATGAAGGGCGATGTCAAGGACTCCAAAGCGATCACCGACGAGGTGAAGCAATGGAAGCAACGCGGGATCGGTGCGCTGTTCGTGTCTGGCATAGCTGGAACGGCCCTCGGCGGCGTCGCCGTTGGGTTCCTCGCCTATTGGTGGGAAGCGATCATGCGCGTTGTACGCGCCGCTTAGAAAGCGGGTCTAGGCCTAAAACTAGTGAGCAGTGGGACTCGGGAGCAGCGGCGTGCTCTCCCCCGCCATATCAATCGATTTTATCCGACGTGTCACATCCGCGTGATCTAGCGGCGCCCAATAAAACCGACTAAGGGGGAGCGCGGGTTTGGGGGAAAATTCTCGTGAATAGCCAAAAAGACGCAGAGCGTATCCGTGCCGAAATGTTGATCGCACAGGCGATATACGACGCCATTTGCGAGATGAACGGATCTTCGTACAGGCAAGACAAAGCACCTTTGCGGTGGGATACTTCGTCAGGCCAACCATTGAGCCTGATGAGTATTGACGGCTTTTTCGAATTGCGGGAACTCGCCCGGCGCATAGCATCGAAGATCGACACGCCTGCGCTCATCAGTCTCAAAAGCCTCACCGCGCGGCCGTCAAAAAAGATTGACTTTCACTAGGGTAGATTTGCCATCGGAAGCGGATTGACCACTACGCCGCTTTCTTAGGATATTCTATGATCCTGGCTGGCAAGTGAGCCCGAGCCGAAACCGGCAGCATCAAATACATGCGCAGGAATTGTATCGCATAGAACGGCGGGGCGCCGCTGTCCTTCCGCGCGGTAAGCCAGCGATTCACTTGAACCGGTGTCTTGCCGAGCAAGCCGGCAAGCTGTTTCTGTTCAAGCCCCGATTTCTCAAAGAGCAATTCGAATTCGCGCTGGTCGTCGGCTGCAGTGTTCATGCGCTGAATATACATTGTGCATAGTTTCCATTCAACGCCGCAATACCGCAACCTTGCCGCCGCCGGTCATAATTTCCTTGACCGATTCCGCAGCGGTGTCCGCCATCTTTTGAGCGGCGCCGGTGAGCAGGAAGGCGTAACGCTTGGTGGTTTGCGGGTCCATATGCCCGAGCAAGTTCCCGACGTGAGATAGCTCGAGTCCGCCCGATAGGCCGGCGGATGCGAAGAACCGCCGCAGATCATGGCGCACCAAGTTTTCGGTGATGTTCGCGGCGGCCATAAGCCGTTTCCATGGGTGCGTGACGTTCACCATATGGCGGCCGTGTAGCCTGCCGCAGATGATGTACGGGTTGCGCCGCAGGCGCGGAATGTCCCTCAAGACATCGCGGGCGAGGGCGGACAGCGGAAGGATCTTTATGCCGCTTTTCGAGTCCGGCAAATGGAGCCCATCCGGTTTCACCCAATCCCAACGCGCGTGCATGATTTCGGTTAGGCGGGCGCCGGTGAAGCATAGAAGTTCCACTAGGCCGACGAAGTGCGGGTCGTTCTCGCGCATCGCATTGAGGGCGATCAATAGCCGGATAGCCTCATCAGCTTGCGGCAACCGTTTTCGCTTCCGTTCCTTGTACCGCTCGACATGCACCGGGTTGGACTTGCGGGGCCGCCAGCCCCATTTTTCGGCCAGATTGAACGCCTTGTGCAGGCACGCCGCGACCCGGTTCGCTTGGTTCGGCGTCGCCCTCATCTTGTGGTGCAATGCCTCGATATGAGACTCCGCGACGTCCGCCACCGCCATGTCGGGGCCGAGGTGAGGGATGATGTGATTGACATAGAGCGCGGCGACGTCATCGGCCCACGATTTCTTGTTCTTGGTCGCGGAATGGCGTTCCGCGTGCCATTCGCGCAATTGATCGATGGTGGGCCGACTCGCGGCCGTTGCCTTTTCCCCGGCGGGGTCTTCGCCCTTGGCAACCCGCGCCAAAACGTCTTTCGCATTGGTGCGGGCAGCGGTGAGGGTGACGAAGCGGACGTCGCCGATTTTGTAGGCGCGTTGTTTTCCGGTCTTGGTCCTATAGGAGAGGTAATAGACGGCCTTGGTCGCGAGGTAGCGAAGCCGAAGGCCTGGCACCTTCGGGTCGTTCCATGCCGTGCCAGGGGCGCCCGAGGCGGCCGGCCGGTCCTTTTCCTCGGCCAT